GTCGATCCCTAGGGATAGTGTCAAACTGCCGATCGCTGTGGGAATTAGCCTCGACACAACCTCTTGATAATCATATCTCCCCTCGCCGAATTTGCATGTCGTTCTTACGCTTTCAATAGCCTCTGAGATTCGATCGCGAATTTGGTCGGGGAGCCCGGTTGTCAACCAGACCGAACTCGCCTGAGACATGGCGTCAATCTGGGTTAAATGTTCTTGGGTGAACACTACTGCTAACATCTTTCTGTATTTCTTGGGTAGTTTATCTCCCTTGAGAAGCGGAAGGCCAAGGCCGTATAAGGTGCGGGGCGCGAACTGGCAGATCTTCTGATCCGTGAAGGGTCGAAGCGTACGTGACATTTTGTCCGTTACCAATGCTCGTGCTCTGTACTGTTGTTTACCCGTAAGACCATTGATGCAATTCGTTGCATTATCCAGTTTTTCAATCCATGTCTTACCACTTTTAGGGAATAGATTACTTAATTTGGCCGTTGTTAACACTTCGAATTTCGTGCTGTATCGTTTATAGATGGTTCCGCAAAAGATACACCCCACTTTTGATATGTGGGTTTTCTTCATATTTACCCTCATGCCGACAGAGTCAAGTCTATTTATATAGTCATGCCACTCATCGTCTGAGGCAACCAGTATGGAGTCATCACCGAATACAGACGAACATTTCATGTGTCTCTTCGATAGTGCTTTTAGAGCGAAAGTATGTAATATGCAAAGAATTGAGAACGACAACGGAAATCCAAGTTGAGTGCCGCGTTTAGTAATACCTATTTCACCTCCCTTATAATGGAGGGCGACCGGTCCTACGGAAGCAAGAGCGACTTGCCGAGATAACTCTGGCCAGCTGAGTTCAGCTCCCAGGGTCTCGACAATTATCTTGCTCGCTTCCTGGTTTATGAGGTCTGTGGCTTGACTCATGTCTGTGCTGATGATATTGTCGCCGGATAGCCTATATTGAGTCTTGTTGAGCCTGTGTAATACGCGTTCCTTTGAGCCTTTGAAGATTGGTTTCAATGGTCCATACTTCTTCAGCATGCCAGAGACCTGCGATGCGAGTGGTGCGAGTTGGGCTACTATGCCCGCCTGTCCAGCTCCAGCTACTCTGTACCTTCCGCCGGTTTCGGGGATGACCG